GATACACATCACCAGACAAGTTGTTCTCCAACGCCACAGCAATACGCTGATTGAAGCGGCAAGCACGGCTTTCACCTTGACCAGAACCCTTGATGTTCTGTTGGCAGTTCTGGCAGTTGGTGCTCTGTGGGGCTTTCACACCTTTATCAGGTGCAACGCCATCAGAGGATGAGCATGAAGGTGCAGCGTTCTGGCCTTCAACGTAAGTGCCAGCGTAGTACTGACGGGATGTTTTCTCAGCAGAGCGCACGATCACCACGTTCATGGCGCGGTCGTCATTCTGGGCAACTTCTTTACCGCCAACAACCATACGGAATACACCACCACGAATGGAGATGCGCTTGCCGTTACCACCGCCACCCATCAGGGCTTTGGTTGTTGCATCCAATTCAAGGTTGCGCAAGTGGGCTGGGAGGGTGTTACCACCTTGGGAGAAGAGAGCGATATCAGACATTTGTAGATTCCTTTGTGATGAAAGTTTGAATAATTGCTAAGTCAATGTTAAAAAATTTGGCAAGGTCACTAGCGAAGAACCGATAGTTCTTACCAACGCGGATGAATGGGATACGCTTGTCAGGGTTTTCTTCCTTAATAAGCGCGTGAACAGTTGACGGTGCGACTTGCAAAAGCTTCGCCACCTGCGCCAACGTAAGTGCAGTTTCCAATTTAGCTTCTCCTGACAGTTACAGTATATTTATGATCCACGTTCAATCCCGTTGGTAATACATCAGGATTTTCCCGTAGGAACTCTTTCATATTCAACTGTGATATGCGGCGCTCAACTAAGTCAAGTGCATCATGGTCACGTATGAATTTGTGCATTGCGGCCCAATCACCTGTCCAGTAGCGTGTCTGCACTGTACGGATCGCTGTGCCGTGGGCTGTCTTAATACTCTCAGCCCCTGTTGCTTTGCAAGTCTCAAGCAAGTTTGCTTCGACCAAACTCATTTGCTCTTTGATTGCATTGTCTTCTTCCTCGTACTTCGCTTTGAGGGCGGCACGGGCATCGCGCATCTTAATGTATGCACGTACTAATTTATCTGCTGTTATTTCCATGTTGCTTCCGTTTCGTTTTTTGGTTAATGATACACCCAATCTTTACTTTGTCAAGTACCTCCATAAATTTATTTGTTAAGGTCGAATTCATCTTTATAAAGTTCCATCAAATTAAACTGTGCTAACTCTTTTGTTTCTAAAGCTTTGTACAGCTTGGCTTCTACTGGACTTCCTTGGAGCTTGACAACCAAACATTTGTTGACTTGTCCTGCCCTGTGAATACGTGCATTGGCTTGCGCGTATGTCTCGTATGATGTGATGGGTGCCCACCACACAATTGTGTTTGCCGCGTGCAAGGTGACACCGTGTGATGCAGCTTGAGGCTGTATGACAAGAACCCTTGGGTCTGGCTCGTCTTGAAACTTGCGAAAGATTTCTGTGCGCCTGCCTGCTGGTACACCCCCATGTATCACATCCACTGTGTAGCCATCTCTACGTAGTTCTTCGTACAGAATCTCAATCGCATGGCGGTATGGGGCAAACACCAATACCTTATGGCTGGATTCGTCAATCACTTCCTTGAGCACTGCGGTACGGCTACTTGCATCAAAGGTCACGATCTCGCCACTATCGGAATACACCGCGCCACAGGAAATCTGCAGTAGCTTGTTTAGCTTGGCGGCGGCATTGATTGCCGTGACTTCCTCCCCTGCCGCTTGCATGGCCATCACCTTGCGAAGCTTCTCGTAGTAGCGTATCTGCTGTGCGGTCATGGGAACCTCACGCTCTGCGTACAGCAAGTCTGGCAGGTCAAGGCACTGCTCTTTGGTAAACCTAATTGCTGGCTGTAGCAGTGTGCTGACCACCTGCTCTGCTTCTCGTTTGGGTGCCCACTTAAACTGGGTGATCTTGTTCATCACTTGGTCGCGATACATGGTGAAGCTACGGGGTGTAGCCGATGGGTTAACTAGCTTAGCCAGACCATACGCATCAAGGGGCGACTGCGAGGCAGGTGTACCCGTCAACATCCACAGCCACATATTGGGCTTGACAATACGGTTCAGGGTGCGCCAGCGTGTGGTGGTTGCAGTCTTGTAGGCGTTGGCTTCGTCAATCACCACCATGTCAAAGCCTGCCTTGATGATGTCATCCTCTACGATGGGCACCCCGTCATAGTTGATAATCACAAACTCTGCATCTGAATTTAATACTTGCTGCCGTTTTTCTTTTGAGCCGTAAGCAATGCCAACCTTCCTGTGCATGGCTCCTTTGAAGATGTCGTTCTGCCATGCTGACTGCATGATTGACAAAGGGCAGATGATGAGCACGCGCTTGATGTGTTTGGTGTTCATCAAGTAATCACACGCCCATGTGATAGACAAAGTTTTACCTGTTCCCGGCTCTGAGAAGCAGAAGGCACGCCTGTGCAGGGTAAGGAAAGCGGCTGTTTGTTTCTGATGCGTGAACGGTTGGTAGATGCCCGGCCACTTGTATTTGGCAACGATGGGGGAAGGTACGTTCTTGACCTTCAGGTTCTTGAGCACCTGCGCTTCTTCCAAACCCCAGTGCACCATCACTGTACTGATGGGGCCTTCCTCAAGCAATGCGCTCTTGGGTATGACGTTGAGAACCTTGTACGGGTTCTTCAACCTAAGTTTCAATGCTTTTCCGTCAATGATTTCCATGTGTACTCCAATGCAAAACAGACCGAAAGTGACATCCACCTTCGATCGCTATGTGACACCTTACGGGTGTCAATCGGTCAGATCATTTAAACGGAATGTAAAAACTCTGGCTGGTGTGGTTTAAGGGTTCAACTTTACTAGTAACACCCCCGTGCCGCCACTCACACCTAACGCGGCACGTATTCTTATTTCTTCTTGGGCTTGTTCACCTTCACGGTATGGTCGCTGTTGCGGCTAAATGAACGGTTGGCGCTCGGCGTCTTGAGCTGCAAGTTGCTTTTGGATGTACTTCCACCTTTAGATAAAGGGCGCTTGTGGTCAATATCTTTTCCCGTACGGTCAATGCCTTCGCGGTCGTATAGGTCACGTGCTTGCTCACGCTTTCTTCTTGTAGGTAATTCATTTCGATCCAACTGTTGTTGGTATTCTTTCTTGTAGGGTCTGGGTTTGTTTACGTAGGGCATATCATTTCCTTCCACAGTGGGCGCAGGATGACACCCAGCAGTAATTTTTACACAATCCGTTAGGTTTTGCATTCCAAATATCTGCGCTGTAGGCACCTTCCAACATCATTACTTTGGGCATCCAGTTGCCCCAGTACCTGTGCTGCTGCTCCACCTCATAGACGGATGGCACGAACTTGTCTTCCGACAGGAACAGCAACCCACCCTTGACCTTCTTGACTTCTGGGAACATCTTGAACACTGCAAGTGCCATGAGTTCCAACTGCCCAAGGTCAGCGTAGCGTGACTTGCCTAGCTTGTAGTCAACCACACGGGCTTCACCCTTCTCACGGTCAACGATCAGCAGGTCAGCCACACCTCGGAACCAACAGTCAGGATCAAAGAAGTCGCAGGGTTCTAGCTTCTCAGTCAGTGCCATCTTCATTTCACAGAACTTCTCACCCTGCATCTTCAGCAGGCTATCGAGCGCAGGCTTGATGAAGGCAAACTTCTCAGGAATTTCCTTGCCATCCCGTATGTAAAGTTCAGCGGCTTCGTGTACCAGCTTGCCATACAGGGCTTGCTCACCCTCGGGTTCCTTGATGTCCTTGAGTACCTTGGTGTGGTAGAACTTCTTGGGGCAGGTGGTGAACGTCTTCAGGCTACTGAATGACCATGCAGGAATCTTTGCCATCAACAATCTCCATAACTCAAACCCATACCGCTCTCGCAGTTGACTGGTAAACCTTCAGCCCATGCGGGAACCCAGCGCATACAGGATTCCACGTAAGCCCGCGCTTCATCGGCTTCCTCTTGCCTAGCGACAATACCAATAGCATCGTGCACGGTAAGCACGACCTTGTATCGCTTAGCAATTTTCAGCATTTGATCGCCAATGATACACCTTGCAATGGCTTGTGTGAAGTTCTCAACAACTTTTCCACCATAAATTTTATTGGGGCCGTTGCGGGTTTGGTATGTAAACTGCCGCTTGTCATCTTGAATGACTTCTGCCAAGCCGTTATAGTAGATGTGTAGCCCGTTCGGGAGGAGGATGCCTTTCTCATTCACTGTGAGCAGGCCATCTTTACCCAGCTTCATGGTCATGCCACGGCTCATACATTTCAGGGCTTCCTGCGATTCACGCCAAAGTGCTGGGACTTTTGCATAGCGATCACGATACACCGAAATAATACGCGCACACTCATCGGTCGACATTTCAGCACCAAAAGTTTTGAGTTGGGCTTGGAACTTCGCACCACCCATGCCGTATCCGGCACCAAGAATAGTAGTCTTACCGACAAACCGTTCATCCTTTGTGATCTCAGCTTCACTCTTGCCGTATATAGCTGTTGCCATGATCTTGTATACATCTTCGCCATTTGCAAACGCCTCTACTAAATCATCCTGACCTGACTCCCAAGCCAACGTACGGGCTTCGATCTGTGCAGAGTCAGCATCAATGAACACATAACCCTCGGGTGCGAGGATCGCCTTCTTCAGCTTGCCTGCGTTCGGCCCACGGCTAGGTAGGTTCTGCAGGTTGACTGAATCTGTACCGCCCCATCTACCCGTGTGGGCAGCATAGTATTTGAGGGGCACAGGGAACGCCCCACGGTGGCTGATGTCGATGAACCGTTGGGTGCGGGTCTCTTCAAGCGTTGACTTGGTTCCGATGCGTGCCGCGCACAGGGCTTGCACCCGTACATCTTCATGCTCAAGCAGGGCTTTGAACGCCTCATCACTCTTGGCCAAGGCCAGAGTTGGCTTGCCTGTGGTGGGGCTGATCTTGACGGGGGCTATCACATCCAGACCCTTGAGCATCTCAGCAAACTGATTGTTGCTCATCAACGTCTTGCGTACTTCTGCCCGTGTTTCCTCGTCGCCAAGGATGTGCTTGACCGCAAGGTCTTGCTTACCCACGGCCTTCAGTGCGCTGACCAGATGCGCTTGCTTCTGTGCCACCGTATCTTCAAGGTGCATACCCAAAGCTTTGGTGTCCAGACGTAGCACGGGGTAAATGAACATACTCAGCGTCAGATCAATCAGCTTGAGTTCGCCTTTGGGGAATCCTGCCTTCATCATTTTCTGGAAGATGTCGTACGTTAACTCAACGTCATTACGGCAGTACTCACCGTACTGGGCAAGGTGCGATGGCTTAAAGAACTCACGCCCGATACCCACAGCATCGTTAACCTCTGTGCCTTTGACACCCACCTTGTATCGCTCAGCCATTGACTTGAGAGACACGCTGAAGTCCACGCCATGCAAGGCACGCCCCATGCTCATGGTATCTAGCCAGCCCTTGGGTTTAACGCCATAGCGCCACGACAAGATCGCACCATCAAACATGGTGTTGTGTGCAAGCACAAGCGCATCATCCCAAGGCAGGTGGTCTAGTACCTTTTGAATGTACGTGTTGTTGCCCGTGATCCAGAAGGTCGGGCCATCATCGATCTTGTAGGCAAAGCCAATCACCTCAAACCTGTTGTCACGCACGTACTCTTCCGTGCTGATCTTCTTCAGGCTGTATTGCTGATCGTAGTAAGTTTCAAAGTCAAGTGTTATTAGTGTTGTCATGTTGGCCTTCTATGCAGTACATCAAGACCTTCTTCGGCAATGATCTCGCTTGCTGATTTGTATACCGTGCCGGGTGGTGCAGGGATTCGTTTAACAATCACACGTTTGCGTGTGGGTGCCATCTCTTCTTGTAGCATGGCTTTGAGTTCCACTAAATTATCTTCTCGTGCAACATAGGTCAGGCCATCAGCGTTCATGATCTTGTCAAGCTCACGCTTTTGTAGTTCAGTCAACTGACCCTTGCCTGCCTTGCATTCAATGGCTACGAACCTGCCGTTCATGCAACAGATGATGTCGGGTATGCCTTGCCTGCCGTATCCGTTGGCAGGGGGCATGAAGTAGTAGATACCTAGTGCATCAAGTATGGCACGCACACGTGCCTTGACTTTAACTTCAGGTGTCGAGGCCATAGCGCTCTCCATTTGCTTCAACGTATCTTGTCAGGTTGACCTCTGGATGCCCAAAAGTTTTGCCGTCGTTGGCGATCTCTCGGTTGAGCAACTCAAACGCTTTCAGTATGGTGCGTATCCCATACAGATCAACTGTCTTCTGTACATCAGGCAACATAGCCGCGCTTGGGTCTGACGACAGTATGAGGTACAAGAGCCGCAACGCTACCCAGTCTTTCTTCTTAAGCTTTTCCATCTTGCACCTCAATCAGTTTGGCTAAGTAGTGCTGTGCTTTACGCAGATCATCTACCCCGCCCTTGTCTTTCCAGCGTGAGATGTACTTGACGATGTTGCCTTCAAGAAAGCCAAGGTTGTTGCTGATGATAAAGTCCCAAGGCTGTATGGATTTATCCATGTAGTGGTCACCTCCCACCTGCATATCATTGGCAGTTGGGAAGAGTTCAAGTTGCGTTCCAAGTTCAATCATTTAGTTTTCTCCTGTAAAAGTGTGTCGTAGTACTGCTTGGGCATGGGCGCTTTCTTCTCGAGAAGTTCGCGTAGCCATTCAGCACCGCCAAGTTGTTTGAATATGATCCAATGCCTGTCTGACATACGTAAGTACCTGTGCTTGAGTGGCTCGGGTGGTTTAGGTCTAGGCATTGCGCTTCATGCCCCTTACAAATGCCGCAAAGCTTGCGGCGGTATCACCAAATGGTTTCATTGCGTCAAACTCTTTGGCAACTTCTTCCAAGACTGTGTTGCGTTGGGATGGCGACACAAACACATCGTAGTGATAGGGTTGCCCCTCAATGCCACGCAAAATCTGCTTGCCAAGATTGCTGTGTTTTTCAACATCGTTGAAGGCTTCGTCTTCTTCGCTTGTCCAGTCGGTCATGTGTTCATCTCCAATGCATTGATCTGGTTAATAATCCATTGACAGTCTTTACGTAGGCTTTCAAAAAGCGGTGTATCTTCTTTTTCAATCTTGCCCTGTGCGTTGTACATATCAAACAAATTTTCGTAAACATCTTTGAGTTTGATGTTAACTTTGAGAGATACATCCGTTTCTAAATCCCACAGTTTTTGCAAAGTTTCAATGGCCTCAGAAAAATCATCGTCACCCATGTTTGAGCCATAAACATAAAACTTAAAGTTTCCATCTTGGTCAATAGTTCCTGTCTGTGGTATCTCATCTATTTCAAATTGAATTGGTTTCATGTGTTCTTCTCCTTGAGTTTGGCTTCAATGTAGTCAAAATACTTGCGGAATCGAGCTTTATCTTTTTCGTCAATGTACGTAAAGTAATCTCGCTCCTCATCCGTCAGCCCTACCCAAGGGCGAACGTAGTCTTGAATGTCATCGTCATCTTGTGTCATTGCATCTTCCCTCTCATTGCGGCTACTTGCGCATTTTGTTGCTCCATCAGGTAGTCGCGTTGCTTACTTGCCAATTCGTACATAGCGTGCAAAGTTTCAATCTGCCCTTGCAGTTTTGTGCGCTCATGTTGTGCTACTAGCTTGGCAAAGCGCTCTAAAAATGCAGGTGTTGCATCAAATCCTCCCGCTTGCCTAGTCATTTCAATGATTTCATCTTGTGTCATCTCGGTGCATCCTCGTAGTTGTCGGGGTTGAACTTCGGCTCTCGCTTGTCGTTCTTGTCCTTGGGGTTTGGAAATGGGGGGAACGGCCATGTCATGCTTCTCTGGCTTTCAGCATTGCATCTGCCATTTTGTATGCGTTGGTTGCATAAATTTCTAATGGTACTTCGTTCACAATGCCACGGCTAACAATTGCTTGCATAGCCTTAGCCGCAAAGTAATCCCGCAGGCTCATGCCCATGTTAATCATCATCCCAGTTTTATCTTTCGCCACTAAAGGAAATGCTGGTTCTTTCATCTCACTCTCCTAGTTCATAAAAAATATCATCAATGACATCCCGCACACCATTCAGTGTGTCGGCCATATCCGCTTTGTGTGTTAACTGCTTTGCTACAAGTACCCTGAGATTGACAAGAGCTACGTACATCTCTTTGCCCTTGATCGCATACAGTAGTTTGCGTTCATCTTCTGGGTAGTTAAACTCCAGTACAGCTTTCATCTTTATCCTTTGGTTGTAACCAATACGCATCGCCTACACGGTGCCCGATGGAAGGTATGTCATCCATGTTGTGCACCATGCTCAGTAACGCAACGTCTTTGCGTATCCATTCAGGCAATGCTTCGTTTGTATAAGACGCATTCATCTTAGCTACTGCGCCTTGAAATACCGTGATCTTCCAACGCCCTGTCGTGGGTATCTTCACAATCCGATACATACATTTGGGGTTCCGTTCCATTACTTCCTTAAATGTGCACCGTGACTCCATGCGGTGCAGTGGTATGTTTATTGTTGATGCACCAAAGCACAGGGGCTGGCCAGTCACCGCCCCAGTCACCAAATACATCACCATCCGTCAGCATGACAACACAGTCAGGCACAATGCGCTGCTCACGCATATAGCGTGTGACGCAACTCGGCTCTGTACCACCCCCACCCTTGGGTCGTGTGCTTTGATGCAGTGTACTGATCGAATCGGATTCGTAGATTTCGTGTGCAGCTACATTGTGCCCCCAATACATCAAGTCCACAAGTTCGGGTTTAACCGAATCACATACACCTTGAACTTCTGCAAGGAATGTTGCCAACACCTTGTCATCAATAGAGCCTGATGTATCCGCACCAAGGGCTATACGAAACACGCTGTCGCTGTACGATGTGGGTGCCATGACATCTTGGCTCATGAACCTGCGGTCAATGCGTCTGTACGATGTGTAGTCATCACCGGGCTTGCAGTTGGTAATGAAGTCACGCAGTACCTCGCGCCAATCCACCTTGGGTTTGAGCATCTCAAGTATGTTGCGGTCAACGTTCGCACCTGCCTTGCCTGCAAAGATATTGCCTTGCCGTAACGCTTGGTCAATCACCTTGCTCAATTCTTCAGCCTGTGCATCAGTCAGCTTAGCCGCCCCATCCCAATCGTGTTGGTCAAAGCCCTGCTGTCTCTTCTGCTTGTTGTCCTGCTTGAGTAGCTTGAACACTTGCCCTGCATCCATGTCACGGTACTTAGCGTCAACGCACCCGCCATCAGGTAGTTTCACAAAACCATCTTTGTGGTATCTATCTTGGATGGGTAAGTTAATCACATAGTCGCACGCCATGTTTGCAAGTTCATGATCTTCATCATGCAGGTAAGCCCAAGTACGCAGGTG